ATCTCATTCTCACACGGCCATATATAAACGAGGGGGGGTAATTGTTTATATTTGCAACATATGATTGAAATTGTAGCAATTAGCCAGGTCAAAACAAACCCGAATAACCCGAGAATAATTAAAGACGACAAGTTTAAAAAACTAGTTCAGTCAATCAAGGACTTCCCAGAAATGTTGGATTTAAGGCCAATTGTGGTAAACAACGATTTAATGGTGCTTGGCGGAAATATGCGTTTGAAGGCTTGCAAAGAAGCCGGATTAAAAGAAGTTAGAATCATTAAAGCCAGCAACCTAACAGACGAACAACAAAAGGAATTTATAGTTAAAGATAATTTAGGATACGGCGAATGGGACATGGACTCATTACTGGAGATGTACGACTCTGAAAAACTAGATGCCTGGGGGATGGATATACCGGAAAACATAGAAGAAAAAATTGCAGTTGAAGAAGATGACTATGAAATGCCGGACGAAGTACTAACCGAAATTCAATTGGGCGATTTATTCCAAATTGGGCCGCATCGATTGCTTTGCGGTGACGCTACGAACATGGAGCAAGTTGGTAGACTTATGGGGGGGGAATTGGCCGACATGGTGATGACTGATCCCCCATACAATGTCAACTATGAAGGCGGAACAGGTATGAAAATAATGAACGACCAAATGGACAACTCATCGTTCTATAAATTTTTATTTGATTTTTACTCGACGTTTAACGCGCATACCAAAATGGGCGGCGCGTGGTATGTTTGGCATGCCGATTCGGAAGGTTTAAATTTTAGAAAAGCTTTTATTGATAGCGGGATTATGCTCAAGCAGTGCTTGATATGGGTGAAAAATGCTCTAGTGATGGGCCGGCAGGATTATCAATGGAAACACGAGCCATGCCTCTACGGGTGGAAGCCAGGTGCTGCGCATTATTTTATCGACCAAAGAAACAGAACTACGGTTATTGAAGATTCGATAGACATAAAAAAAATGTCAAAAGACGAAATGCAAAAATTGTTAACAGAAATTTTGGATGAAAAAAACAGCACAACAATCATACATTGTGACAAGCCGTCAAAAAACGACGTGCATCCAACTATGAAGCCAATAATGTTATTAGCTCCGCTTATTGACAATAGTACAAAAACAAGCGAGCTAGTGATTGATGGATTTTTGGGTAGCGGATCAACAATGGTTGCATCCCATCAGTTAAAAAGGCGTTGTTATGGCACGGAACTTGATCCAAAATATTGTCAAGTAATATTGGACAGAATGCGTAAATTAGATCCAGACTTGGAAATTAAAAAACTATGAAAGGCAGAATACCAATACCGACCGCAATCAAAGAGGCAAAAGGAACTTTAAGAAAAAGTCGAGTTGTAAAAAACGAGGTGGCGGTTAAATTGGTGAGTAACATCCCAGAGCCACCAGACGATTTAAGCGCAGATGCCAAAAAAACATGGAGAAACGTATGCGAGGAATTAAAATCTAACGGCCTACTAGCTACCGTTGATCTTGAGTTGGTGCAGGCGTATTGTAATGAAATGACGACATACAAAGAAGCCGTGCGCCAAATTAGGAAAACCAACCCACTGGTAAAAAGTCCAAGCGGGTACCCAATGATTAACCCTTGGCAAACCATAAGAAAACAATCACTAAAATCAGCCATGGACCTAGGTCAATTGTTTGGGCTTACACCCGCCGGACGAACCAGGATACCATCCAATCAAACTGGGAATGAGAGCAAATTAAAACAACTTCAAAAACGCAAAGCGATATGAGAAAGAAACCCGAAACCACCGGAATGGAACCCGTGAAGGAAACACCCGCCCCAAAATTCACCGTCCGTGGCGAACATAACGTTTGGCATGTTTACCGCAACGACGAACGATTAGAGCCACCATTCAGAAACGAAGAACGCGCCAAAATTGAGCGCATATACTATGAACGCAGCCACGCAATACGCAACGAGCGTAAGTAACGGTTCAATTCAGGCGTGCCAGTGGGTTCGATTAGCGTGCGAGCGTTACCTGAACGATTTGAAGGCGTACACGTTCCGCGAAGATTGGGCGCAACATGCCGTTGATTTTATCGAGGAGCTCGAACAATGGCGCGGAGAATTTGCCGGCAAACGTTTGATGCTCGAGCCATGGCAGAAATTTATAATTTACAACATATTCGGATTTGAGGCGAACGGGCGGCGCAGATTTGGCCGCGCATACGTTGAGGTTCCGCGTAAAAACGGGAAATCAACCTTTGCCGCCTCGATTATGCTGTACGGATTGGTGGCCGATGGCGAAGCAGGCGCCCAGGTGTTCAGCGTTGCAACCAAAATGGCGCAGGCGTTAATCGTGTTCGACGAGGCCGCCGCCATGTCGCGAGGTTCCGAGATATTGCGGGGTGAGGTAAAAATACACGATTCGGTTAACTCGCACCGGATAATTTACGAAGATTCCGTATTTCGCCCAATCGAATGGGGGCCAACGACCAACGACGGATTGAATACCCACATGGCCACGATTGACGAATATCACGCCCATAAAACGGACGAGATGTACAACGTAATCATGAACAGCATGGGGGCACGTCGGCAGCCGTTTCTTTTTACAATCACCACGGCAGGATTTAACAAAGAGAGTCCGTGTTATAAGCACCGAACCCACTGCACAAACGTGTTGAAGGGGCTCGTTGATGACCCGACGCTGTTCTCAATAATTTACACACTGGACGAAACAGATGATTGGACCGACCCGAAATTGTGGCGGAAGGCAAACCCAAATTTGAGCGTTTCAGTGCAGGAGAAATACCTAGTTGATCGATTGATTGAGGCCAAGGAAAGCAACGACAAGGAGGTCGAATTTAAGACCAAGCTCCTCAACGTGTGGACCGACTCAGCCGTTACCTGGATAAATGACCGCGACTGGATGCAGTGCGCAGGGTTGAAGGATCGCGAGTTGGAGGGGATGGATTGTTACGCGGGTTTGGATTTGGCCAGTACGCGCGATTTTTGTGCGTTGAGTTTGTTTTTTCCTGAGCGGGATGCGTTGTTGTTTTATTGCTGGCTCCCAGAGGACGCTATCACGAAACGACGCGACCAGGTCGGGCAGTCATACCGGCAGTGGGTTGCCGATGGCGATATAAACGTGACGGACGGGAATGTAACGGATTATCGAGCGATTCGGGACAAAATAGGCCGATTGCGGGAACGGTTTAACATTCTCGAATTTGCGTATGATAAATTTAACTCCTCGCAGCTTGTTATTGAGCTCACTGAGGACGGGCTCGAAATGTACCCATTCAGACAGGGGATGTTATCCATGACGGCACCGAGTAAAGAGATGGAACGTTTGGTTTTGAACCGCCGTTTGCAGCACACAGGGCACCCAGTGTTGCGCTGGATGGTTGCCAACGTGATGATGAAAAAGGACGAAAACGATAACGTGAAGCCCGACAAGAAAAAAAGCGGTGATAAAATAGACGGCGCGGTTAGTTCGATTATGGCCATAGGTGCAGCCATGGAGAATAAAGCCAAGGAGCGCGACGATGACGAATTGTGGTTTGTACCATTGTAAAAAATGAAACGATGATAAAAGATGCAAATTTAACCTACACGGACGATTTCATGCGGGAGTATTACATCCAGTTGCCGAAATCCTCAGCCGTTGGCGGTAGTTACGAACACGCCTACGGAGCGATTGAAGATCGCCATTTTGCGGTATTTGGCCGCCGAAAATATAAAAGTTACGGCGTGTTTCGTTCCGCGTTGAGCAAATGGGCGAAAATTAATCGGGAGTGATTATATTTGCAGCGGCAAGGCCATTGGTGTAATTGGTAGCATCGGTGTTTATTCGCTGAGATGCAGGTTCAACTCCTGCATGGCCTACAAAGCTGATACCCCAGTGATTGACGCAAAAAGCTATTGCGTAAAGTATTGACAGGCCGGAAAGGCGGCCAACATTGCGGGGAGGTGTATTGGTTGCATCCGTGGCTCATAACCACAAGGCATTAGGTTCGATTCCTAATCCCGCTACAAAACAGGGACGCCGCCCCAACTAGAGAGCGGGTAAATTAGGGGAGACTATTCGCTCCTTTTTTATTTGTTGCATTCGTTTTTTGCCCGCGCGTTAAATTCGCCTCGATGCAGTTGGCCAATTTATTCAAACGCGAGAAGCGGGAGCAGCAATTCGGGGCGATGCCGTTTATTGGCGACGTAATCGGGTCGTTTTATTCCTTGCTGGGCCGTTATACCCGTTCAGGGCAGACGGTGACGAGCAACACGGCGTTAAGTATTGCCAGCGTTCACCGTTCAATCGAGGTTATCGCCAACGGAATCGCAACGATGAATTTGAATATTTATCGCGAGACCGAGAACGGAAAAGAGAAGATCACCCGCAGCGATTTGAATCGTTTGTTAAAAACACCAAACACGTACCAAACGAGTTTTGATTTTTGGACATATTTGATGGCTCAACTTAAAATGCGCGGTAATTCATACGCGATCATCAAACGGAATAAGGATTTTATCCCCGTTGAGTTGCACCCCGTTATGTCGAGTTTTGTGCGTCCGTATTTATCCAAAGGGATGCTGTTTTACCAAATCGAAGATCCGATTTATAAGGGGATTTACGCGGCATACGAGGTTTTGCATTTTAAAGGGTTGTGTACCGACGATCCGTTGATGGGGAAATCGCCGATTGCGATGCACGCGGAATCTTTGGGCATTGATTTGGCGGCCATGTCGAGCAGCGCAGACGTTTACAAAAACGGCGTGTTGAAATTTTTGTTAACATCGGACCGTAAAATTGCGGACCCGACAGCGTTACGCCAATCGCTCGATGACGTGGTGAACGGGCAGCGT